CACCTCGGGAGCCGGCGAGCAACGCTCGACCACGCTGCGGAGATTCTTGGCCGACTCGACCACCTTCTTCTCGAAGTCGATCTTGGCGGTCAGTTCGTCGGCACGCTTGTTGAGGTCGATGAGCTCGACATCGCGGGCGGTCGTATCTTCGGCCTCGATCGCACGCACGGCGTCGATCCGGTTGGCAAGGGTTGCCGCCTCGTCCTGAAGCTTCTTGAGATTGTCCACGTGTGTTCTCCAGCGGCGGTATTGCCGATGGAGTCCACTCTGCCCTTACGGGCGTGGAACCTTGCAGAAGCGGATTTGCGAAAGCGTTGTTTTTACAAACGCCACCGCGCGAGCCCCGCACCTCGGGCAACGCAGATACCGCTGCCGTTCGTCGCCGCATGGACGGCTGGAACGGCACCGGAGTTTTTCGCCGCAGGTGCAGCGTGCCTCAGACACGGCGAAGCCTCAGAGCCCACGCAGCAGCTGCGTCACGGACCAGGGAACGCTTCACGATCTCAGCGGCCACAGCCTCGGGCTCGGGCTGCGTCTGCGTTGCCAGCCAGGCTTCGTACGAACGCATGGCCACGGACGCAGACGTAGAAGGGTAGGCCGGGTTCAGCACCGGCCCCACGTCGTAGAGGCCCGATACCTCGCGGATCTGGCGGATGGCCTTGCCGTCCTCGCCAGTGCGGAAGGACTCATTCTTTGGGTCCACCGTGAAGGCGAACGACGAGCCGCGCACGTCGCGCCGCTGGATCAGCTCGAGCACGTCGGCCCGGCTCACGGGCGGCGTCACGACGTACTTCAGCCCCTTCTCGTCTGACGAGAGTTCCAGCGTGCCAGACGAGGAACGGCCCAGCACGATGTTGCTATCGTGGTTGAACAGCGCCACCACGTCGCCCTTGCCACGCTGGCGGTTCAGGATCTTGTCGAACGCTCCCGGCAGGATCTCTTCGCGGAACCCGCCAAGGTCGAGGGACAGCCGGTTGTACACGGCGGCGTATCCGATGATGGCGGCCCGGCCATCTGCCCGGCTCTCCACGATCAGCTCGTTCTCTTCCTCAAAGGCGAAATCGCGGCGTTCAATTTCCATCGGTGTACTCCTCCTGTTCGGCCTGGTCCTCGGCGGCATCAGCCGGGCTGTCTTCTACTTCGGCGGGCGGCCCGGGCATCGGCTCCGGTGCGGGCGGCTCTTGGCCCACCTTGTCCAGCGTGGTCATGTTGAGTTGAACGAAGTGCTTGTCGCCTTCCGGCCCGATTGGGTTCAGGTTCTCGAGCTCGCGGATCTCGTTGATCGTCATCCACCCATTCTGAAGGGCAGAGACGTAGTAGGCCGACCGGCTCGCGTGGTCGCCACGCAGCAGGCCGCTAACGCTATGCTCGGCGAAGTAGGTCTCATCGTCCACGATCAGATCGCGGCTGATGGCGGCTTCCCACCGCTTCAAATGCGGCAGCAGGCAGTGCTGCACAAACTCGGTTCCCTGAACCTCGATGTTGCTGTAGGTGCTGCGGGTTAGGTCTTGGATCATGTGCGGCGGCACGCGGAACGCACGGCAGATCTCAATCACTTGATACTGCCGAGTCTCTAGGAACTGCGCCGCCTCGTTGCTGCCGCTGAGCTCGTGAGCCTTCACGCCATTCGGCAGCACGGCCGTGCGGAAGGCCCGATCAGCGCCCCGGTGCATCCGCTCCCACTGCTCACGCAGCCGCTCGGCAGCCTCCACCGGGATCGGGTTCTCTGACTCCAGCACGATGCCGGGGCGGGCACCGTTGCCGAAGTAGGTAGCCCCATGGGCCTCCAGCGCTTGGGCCAGGCCGATGGCGTTCTGGAAAATCTTGTAGGTCGGGATCGCCTTGATGCCGTCCTCGGTGGTGAACCGCAGGGCAAAGATCGCCTCCTGCGGGTAGATCGTCTCTCGCCCACTCGGTTCCCGATACCGATACCGAAGCGTGCCGTCAGACAGCCGATCGACTTCCATGCGGCTGGAGTGCAGCGGCCAGAGCTCAGACACCGCACCTCGAGCACCTGGGCGGATCTCGGCGTAGCTCGCGCCGTAGTGCAGGTACATGCCCGTCATCCAATCGCGGAACTCTTGGGCCGTCTGCCACGGGTTGGGCTGCTGGTGCAGGAGCCGATACACCGGGTGGCTCGTGGCCTTCGCCTTGCCGCCGTTCGCCATCCGTTCGTAGACGTGGAGCGGCAGGGCTGATACCGCATCCGATATGACCCGGATGCACGCCGTGTAGGCCGAGCACGCCATCGAGTTGTCGGCGTTCACCCGGATGCCCGAAGGCGTGCGAGACGATGACACCTCGGGCCAGTCGATGCCACGCAGGTCGAACATCTTGAAATCGGCGGCGGCGTGTTCGCTCATAACGAGATGATGTCCCAGTTTTGCTCAGGGGCCGGGGCCGTCGCCGTAGCGTGGATGCCGAGGGCCATCGTCAACGCCACGATGCCGTCGATGCGTTCGTTGCTCTTTGCCTTGCTGGGCTTGATGTTTCCGGCGTGGTCCTGCTGTATCGCCACGTTCGACGCCTGCCACGCCAAGACGGGATGCCCGCCGTGGAGCAACTTGCCGCCCACCACCAGGGCCTCGAGCTGCTTGGCGGGCGAACTCATCGAGCCGTAGCCCTGCCCAAAACCTAAGACATTTACGCCATCGCCTTGCAGTTGGGTAGCGAGCTGCGTGGCGTTCCAGCGGTCGATCGCCACCTGCCGCACGTTGTATTTCTTCGTGATCGCAAGAATGTCAGCCCGCACCTTGTCGAAGTCCGTGACGTTCCCATGCGTCAGGTGCAGCTTCCCCTCCTTCGCCCACTGGTCATACGGCACGCGGTCCCGCTTCACCCTGTCCCGCATGTTCTCCTCGGGGATCCAGAAGTGCGGCTCGGCCCAGAAAGTGCCATCGTCCAACTGAAACAGCAGGCACAGGCACGTCGTGTCGTACGTGGTTGCGAGATCAAGGCCCGCGAAACACTCCCGCCCGTCGAGCATCACGGGGCAGGGCTTGTTGCCCTGTGCCCAGTGCTCCATCCGCAGCCATCGCGTGTCCTGCTCGGTCCACTGGTTCAGGTGCAGCCGGCGGAAAGTGTTCTCCTCGCTCGGCATGTCTTGGGCACGCTTGCACCTCACCTGCAGGTCATCGAGCTTCACGCTGACGCCAAGGTTCGGATTCGCCTTCCGCCAAGTGGTTTCCGCAGTCCAATCGTCTGCGGGATCAGCCGCGTAGATCGCAGGCAGGAACGTGTCATCCTTGATGGCCCCGTCCCGCACGGCCAGGGCATAACGCCAGATTTCCCAGCAGATGCTCTTTCGGTCAAAGCCCGCCGTGGTGATCGCCACGCACAACGGCTGCCGCCTGGCCCCGGTGCTCGTGGTCATCACGTCCCACAGCTCCCGGTCGGGCTGCGCGTGCAGCTCGTCAAAGATGATCCCGTGTGCGTTCAGGCCGTGCTTCGTGAACGCCTCGGCCGACAGTGCCTTGTAGGTGCTGTGCGTGTCCTCCCGAACGATCGAATTGCGAAACACACGCAGGCGAGCCCGCAGCTTTGGCGAGTTCTCGACGCAGACCTTCGCCATCTCAAAGACGAGCCGGGCCTGGTCGCGGTCGGCGGCACAAGAATAGATCTCGGCACCAGGCTCGCCGTCGAACATCAGCTTTAGTGCGATGCCGGCACACAGCGTAGACTTGCCATTCTTGCGAGGAATGGCCAGCAGGCTTGTGCGGTACTGCCGCACGTCGCCCTTCATCGTGCCGAACAATCGGCCCACGTATTCCTTCTGCCACGGCTCGAGCAGAAACGCTTTGCCGCCGAGCTCGCCCTTGGCGTGCGTCAGGTTCTCCTCGAAGAACCGCACCGCGATGGCCGCAGCCTTCGCGTCAAGCGAACATGCGGGCGTCGTCTTCGTCTTCTTGCGGGCCTTGGTCAACGGCTGACACTCTCGCTAGGGCAGACGCTGTTAGTCCGAACTCGGCCGCGAACTTCAGCATCTGATTGCGTGCATCACGCTTCCGGTTCCATGCCGGGTGATTACTCACCCTACCCTTATCGTCCATCAGCGTGGTGCCGTTGGCCTTCAGCTCCTGGTCGGCCTGCACCATATCGGCGAACGAGTCGCAGTAGGCTGCGAGCGTCTGCTGGTGTCGCGGGCTCATGACCTTGGACGCCTCGAGCATCGGCACGATCCGCTCCCACTCGGCGCGGGCAATGTCGGCAAGCCATGCCGGGGCAGGCGGAACGCCAGGCGGGGCGTCGATCCCGGCCTTGTGCGGCCCCCTAACGCGAGAGCCACGCAGGCTAAGGATGGCTTTAGGCGTCGGCTTGCGGCCCTTACCCATCAAGGCACCTCACCAAAGTTCCAATTTCGGCCGTGTGTTTTTATGGTATAACCGGGTGGTCTGAAAAAACACGCGGCACAGAGGTTTTTCCCGCCCTCCGGGGGGGCTGCGTCATGTCAAACAAAGTTTGAACCTTGTTTGTTTGTCCCACTTGTTTCCTTTTAATTCGTTGCATCGCTTGCAGGCGCACTTGACATTATCCCAGTCATGGTCGCCGCCTTTGCTCAATGGTATTGGGTGATGGTCAACCGTTGCAGACAAAAGATCATCGTGGCTAAATATGCGGTGCGTTTTCTTGTGGCAGATATGACAGATATATCCATCACGCTTAAAGACATCGGAAGGCTTAACGTCCTTATTGAAGAATCCGCCATACGTTCTGCATCTGCGGCGATAGCAGCCGTACAACCGCCGTTGAATTCTTTTGCTTTCTCGTTTGCAGGCATTGCAATACGGCCTGCCAAAAAGAGTGGCGTTCTCCACTACTGTGCCACACTTACACTTTCGTGCCCCGCGCCAAAGTTTTTTGCATTTGTGGCTACAGCACCTAGCGTTTCTGTGATTGCATTCTGCTTGGCAAACCTCGCACGCAGGGCGTGGCTTGTAGTCGCGTCTTTTTTGGGGCCTTTGCGGCTCCCATAAATCAACAAACCAAGAGGCAAAGGAGGCTGCCTGCCTAAGCATTGCCGGCATGCCCATGAATTGCCGCTTGAACTCACGTGCGTCTGCTCCAGCACATTCCCTTCCGCAATAGTCCCTCTGGTTTCTGTTTAGCGGCCCCTTGCCACACCGCTTGCAAAACCTGTCTGGCTTGCATTTGCCGCCAGGACGTGGGCCGACGAATACGCCAGACCTTCTTCGATTAATTCCTGCTTTTCGGTGCGCTTTTCTGCAGGCCGGATCGTCGCACAGAATCCTCTGTTTAATGTGCTTTACGCCAGCGGCCGTAAATTGCTTTCCACATTGCACGCATTGCTTTACCTGCGTCGGCTCAGCCCATCGGCCCAGCTTCCTCGCTTGAAACAGCTGCTGCTTGTCGCAGTGCGGGCAGCGGTTGCAATCCTTGCCCGTTGGGGTCGTCCAATCGCTGCCGCATTTCCTGCAAGCCATCGCCACACCTCCGTGTGACGTTCAGCCTGCATGCGTTGTCAAACTTTCTGGCGTGACTCGCGCGCCGTCTTCCTGCTGTGGCAGTTCACGCACCTGGCCTCGCCATTCGCCACGTCATACCGTGCCCCACCTTGGCTGATAGGCACGACGTGATCCGCGTGCATCTCTCTGCCGTGTGCCACACGCTTACAGTCAACGCATTGCCACGCACACTTGTTGAGCACAGCCTGACGCCACAGCCTGTGTGCCTTGTCGCAGTAGCCGCGTGCAGCTGCGTTTGGCCTGCCTGACTCGTCACGCCTAGCCGCAGTCCTGAGCCGTGGCGGCCTGAACGCTGGTATGCGTGCGGGCATGGCCCTAGCTCTTGAACATCACGAACCCAGTCGTGCCCGTGCTGTTCGTGGTGGCCGACACGACCTTCAGGAACTCGGTGCCGAACACTTCATCAGGCAGGCTATAGGCCCGGCCTTCGGTGCTCGAGGGGGCGAGCGTCAGATCCGCCACGCTGCCATCCGCCTTGTAGAGCCGGCGGAACGATCCCGTAGGCGTGGCACCAACCCACATCTGGAGCGTTGTAGCTGCAGTCGAGATCGTGCCAATAGAGAGCACAGCACCTGCGATGTCACGCATATCGAGCGTGGTGGCCAATGCAGTGGCCGTATGCAGGGTGATGTCAATATCGCGGTTCAGTCGGCTGATTCGGCTCGTGGACATGCGGAGTCTCCTGTGCTTCTAGGCTAGGCATCGGCGGGCTTCCCCTTGCAGTACGGCGCGGCACGACATCGCCGCAAGAGCGACATACCGTATACGGTATGGCCGTCTCTTCGCTCAAGAGCGTCGTTCAAGTGGTGGGTGTCGAATCGAACGACAGGCACAACCGGGCCGATTCTCACTCGCGAGGGTTGTTGTGCGACTGGTGTACTGCCAGCCCCTGCTCCCGTAGCAGGCACGCCCACCATGTTTTGTCCCTCTCTGATTTCAGTAGCGCGGTTGTCTCTCACTTTCACCCCAAAAGTGCAACACAACCGGCGTTGTGCTCCACAAGTGAGACGCTCTCTGCGGCGTGTGGTGTCACAGTGTGTCACAGTCCCGAGCGGTAGCAACAACGACACGTCCCCGTGTTTGTCCCGCACGGGAACTGTCACTTTTCGACAGTTTCTGTTCAGTGCTCCAGAAGTTCCGCCGGGATCAGCCGCCGAATCTCCTCCGCCAGTTCCCGCTCCGCTGGAATGGGCGTGCCGTGCTTCACCCTTACCCGGCAATGATGGTCGATCTCCCACAGCGTGGCGAGAGCTTCGCTGCCCAGCCGGGCGGCATCGTACTCGGCCTGCTCGTCTGGCAATCGGTAGCGGAGCGTGACTGTCGGCATGGCTCAGATTCTACCCGCGCGGCCCAGCCGCGCAATGCCATCCCCGTCGCCACTCTGGTGCTGTAGCGCAACTCAACAAGCTTCCCATAGGAGTTTCTTCTGAAGCGGGTGCTTGTCCACTCGCGGCCTACTCGGCACAGACCAGCTGCCCCCCCCCTTTGCCCAATACATTTCCACCCAGCGGCCTTGAGCGTTACGCCCGGCTCATCGTCCAAGATGTATGTGATGAGCCTGCCGTAGCCGAGAGCCTTAGCGGCCCTCCAGGCGGCCCCGTAGAGGCACGAGCAGGCGTTGGGGCAGCCATCGCTGGCGAGCCTTGTCAGTTCCAACGTCATCCCGTCATCCAGCATCCGAGCCACCGGGCGGCCCACGATGCACACGGCCCGCACTTTGTCTTCCTCGTCGGCCACCGCCAACGAAAACTTGTGGCCGACAGGTGGCCGGTGATGCCGGTGATGCTGGGCAACAAACGCCTTCGCCTCGTCTAGGTGGCACGGCACGATTCGCAGCTTCGGCTGGGTCATTCCCCGAGCCTACGCGAGGCGTCCATTAACGAAATGCCCCTCACGACCGTCTCTAAAGGTGAAGAGCGCAACTCAGCCGTAGGGCGACGGCTCAGGAATCTGCGCGAGGCTGGCGGCGTTCAGACTCTCCACAAGCCCCCAAGGCTGCCCAGTGGCGTCGCTGACGTTTGACGCTTGGAGATCGCCGCCCGCACCATGCCGCCAATACTGCACGCCGGAAAGGCTTGGCAGGGCCGTCGCCATTGCATCCACCATCTCGTCGGTGGCGCTGGTGTAAAGGCCGTAGTGCGTGGCTGGCCCTGTGCCGCTGCCCGAGAGCGGCAGCGTAAAAGCGTCGCCCTCGTAGTCTGGCCCTGTGCTGTTGATTGCACGGGCAGCCTGCTCGGCCGCTGGCTTCGATGCGGCTGGAACAATCACGACGATTCGGTAATCCCAACTCATGCGACGGTGATTCCCCACTTGCGGCCAAGGTAACGCTCCACCGCTGTGCGCTGCTCAGTGGAAAGGGCCGTCGCGTAAATCAGCAATTCCGCTACTTGGCCAGTGAGCAGCAATGAGGACGATGCGCCAATTGACCCTACCGCAAAGTTTCCGGCGTTCGACCCAGTGTTTCCGCTTGTTGCGGAAAGTGACTGTGAAGTTCCGTTGACCCATGCCGATGCACTAATTCCATCCTGCCGAACTGTCACGACGCTGTAACTGCTACCGCTGTCTCCAGCCGCAAAGGCAGAGCTGTAGACGGTGCGGGAGCCGGTGGTGCCGGATGAATAGTAAAAGACGTACCCGCCGGCTGATTTGATCGTAAGGGCAAACGAATCGGCACGGTCGAAAATGCACTGCTCGCCGCTGCCGCCCGTGCGGCGGTACACCACGAAGCCTGTCTTGGTGTTTGGATTCAGCACCGACGCGGACGTAGTAAAGAGTCGGTCGCCGCCGTCGAAGGCCAATGCAGACTTGCCGTTTTGTGCAGACGCCGCGAACGACGGCGCGACGCTGTCGGCGCCCGAGTTCGTCAGATTCATGCCGCTGGTCGACTTGTCGCCCCAGTATTTCACCGGCCCATTGGCCGATACCGTGCCAGGGCCGCTACTCGTCGGCCCCAAGATCGCCGCGTCGGCAGCATCTAGCCACAGCGCGAGGCTTGAGATGCTGCGAGGGTTAAACCCCGTCGCTCGCGGCCTCAACAGTCTGGGGCTCATTGCCATTTGAATTGCGCTCTTGTAGGTGATGTAGGGTCAGTTTGCCGTGTCGGTCTCAGGCATGCGGGCCGCCGCTGACTTCGGCTGCATGGCGTACAGCAGCCTGGTCTGCTCCTGAATTGCCTTTGAGATGTCCTGCTGCGTATCGCCAAGCTGCGTTACGAACTGACGGTGTGACTCCACCAGCGGCAGCAACACGTCTTGCCTGAGCACCCACATGGCGACGATGGCAACCAAAGTGGGAAATCCCCACTTTTCCATAATGGTGAACAAGGTGCTTTTCACTTCGTCTGTCACTTGCGCATCTCCGTTTGCCAGCCTAGCAAGAGCGCCCGATTGCTCGCAGATTGCAGCCACCACCGCAGCACGGCCTTGACGATCTCGGAGAGCAGGGCTGACAGCACGAGCGTTAGGATGATTCCCATGCCGTAGTTCTGCCGTTCGCTGCGTTCGATGCTCTTGGCGATCTCGTGCATTACCATGCCGTAGGACTCGGGCTTGGTCTGGCCCATAACAAGGTGCGGGAACTTGCGGACCACTCGCCTAGTGAGCCGGGCCACGAGCGGCCTGCCTGCGGCGTAGCGGCGCGGGGACAGCTGCGACCACACGTAGGCGTCCA